CTATACGTTCAGATCGAACTTCACGCCTTCGTCACCATCGAGCAGGGCGCGGGTGCGGCCGATGTTGTTCTCGTAGACATGGACGTTGCCAAGGAAGAGGGAGATGGACTTCAGGGGCAAATCTATCTGGCGCGACATCAGGTAGAGGTGGTAGATGTCAGAGGGCAGGCCGAGGTTGGCATCGGAGCTGCGCTGGTAGGCGGATATTACCAGCTGCCCATCGTCAATTTGGAACTGCACGAGGCTCAGGCAGGGTGCTTGGTTGCTCTCTGCATCGGTTGAACCTAGGAAGAGGACGTAGTTCTTGCTGGTTCGCTTCTCGCGGTTGATGCGCGCGATGAGAGCGGGCAGCTTCTCGAAATATGTCGGGTAGCTGTTCACAAGGATGCTTCCGCAATAGTCCCACCACGTTATGCCGGCTTCGCGATATTTCGCCACATCGCGCTCGCCCTGCATGAACAGGTTGAGTTCGTTGCGCAGCTTGCGCCGTGCGATGCTGCGGCTTTCGAATATGTCTAGCAGGTCGGCTGGGGTGAGTGTCAACTGCTGGTTGAGCAAATATGTGATGTTGCCCTTCTTGTTTGTCTGGTTGTGGCCGTCAGACAATATCTTATCCAGCAGGCTGTAGTATTTGTTCATCGTTTTCATTTTTCCTATATAACATGATGTCTGTGTAATTGCTGTTGTAGTTCATCGTGGTGTTCACTTCCACGCGGTGCGCGCATTCGAACGGGTTGCGGTTGATGCGGCTCCGCCCTATCCATTCGCACAGCTCGATTATCTGCGACTTGTTCGAAGTGAAGTACACGTAGTCGTGGCCTTGCAGAACGGTGAGCACGTCGAGGTAGTCGGCCAACCGCCACGACATGGTGTACGTGCCGACCTCGGTGGAGAGGTAGGGCGGGTCAACGAGGAAGAGGACATTGGGCTTGTCGCGGTATTCAGCGAAGAGGGCCTTGTAGTCCTTGTGCACGATGGTCAGGCCGTCGAGATAGCCGTCTGCACAATAGTCGTTTCGCCGTACGGTGTTATAGAACGTTTGCTTGACGAGTTCGTCCATATTGTTGGCGTATTTCATTGAGAAGAGGAGCGACGGTGACAGCGTGATGTAGTCGACAAAGCCACATTGCTCCTCTTCTGCGATGATTTCCAATATCTGGTCGCGGTGAGGATGTCGTATCACCTTACCACGTGGCAAGCTGTCTGTGACTTCACGAATGCGAGTCAGCAGCGCATTGGTGTGCGGAATGGCGGCGATGCGGCGTTGGTAGTTGTCGAAATCGTTATAAACGACCGTGGCGTTGGGTTTCTCACGCTTGGCCACATGAGACAGTAGGCCCGAGCCACCGAACAGGTCGACTATCGTCACGTCATCGGGGTAGCCCCTCAAAATCTGGCGGAATGCCTTAACGAACTTTCTTTTTTGCCCCATAAACGGCAGGGGTGCTTGTTGATAAATTGTGTGTGTCATTTTTGTTATCCTGAATTTTATTATTACCTTTGTATTGCCAATCACTTATAAACATATAACCGCAGGAGCGTGGACGAGGATATACCCCCGACCACACGCTCCTGCGGTTTGTTATAAGTGATTGGCGTTACTTTAACAATGGTCGGGGGCTTTTTGTCCCCAACCGCGTGCAGGACTACGCCTGCAATTTCCCGTATTCTTCCATCAGTTTTTCAGCTTCAACCTCGCATTCCCGTCGATATGCCATCAGCCCGTCGAACGCCTGCTTGGCAGCCTTGTCTGTGGGACATACCATGTATTCGCACAGCAACGCCTCCACCTCCTCTTGTGGATATTTCAGCCTGACAAGAGCAGACTTGACCTTCATCTTGCATAGGGTGAGTCCCATAAGTTCCAGAGGTTCTTCCCTATTGAACGGGAACAGCAGATACTTCACTGCACCCTGTTCAATTATTCTTACGACCTTTTCCATAAAATACACTATCAAAATCTACAAACAGGAAAAACATAATTTGCTGTTCCCCACTTTACAAGTTTATTCATAGTCCACCTTTGGCCAACAACCCGTTCAAGTGCGGAATATTCTTGGGAAGTGTCGAAAAAGCGCCATGCTCCATCACCATCCATTACGACTTGTTCTATCAGCCCATAGGCATTGGCTTTCTTAAGGAAACAGCCTGACGATTCATATCCCTTGGAAATGCTGTCAAGGATGACCGCAACTTCAGCCGCAGAGGGTAGATACCATTTGTGTGCGTGAAACTTGTCTGAAAGCACCTCATCATTAAACACACTAGGGGCGTAGGCATAACACAGGCTTGCTGGTATATAGTATGCATACGCCTGTACTTCACCTATGTATTTTGCAAGAATCCTTTTCAAGTTATTGAACTCTGAAGTAGTTCCTGACGCCTGTGGTACTTCCAAGTTGTAGTTGCTGTCTTGAAGCATGTCATTACGTTGCCGAATAATACACAGCGTATTGTAGAGACCATAAGGAATCTTTTCGCCTTTCGAGTAATCAAGGGTCGTACGCTCTAAAGTGGTCCAATCGTCAACTAAAGTCTTGGGGTAATTACGTTCCATTCCCCTCACAGTTGACAAATCGCGTGCTGGCTCGCTGGCCAATCTTGCAAGACGCTCGTTTTCCCTACCCGAATATCCCCAAAGGTTACCAATGGTGTTCAAGCGTGACAGTCCCATCATCCTCCGATCCTTGCCATCAGCCGAAATATAGAAACACACACCAATTGGCGTCTTGTTCTTATTGTTCTTATCGCTCCACGATCCGTCCGCGTAGATGATGTCTCCAATCTGCGGAGCTCGCTCGTAGAAGTACACCGTCTCGGTAGCGGTGAGCTGTCGGCCGTCGTCCACGGTTACCGTTACCGTCACTTGTGCATTAGCCGTTTCGTCCGAGCCGACACGCGTCACAGCCATTCGACCTGTACGCGCATCGATGGTGGCGTAGGGGTTAGCCTCCATGCTCCATTCAATGGCACGAATGCCGTTGGCGCGTACGTTGTCGGGCGAGATGTTCAGCCAAGCAACGCCCTCCTCTTGCACATATATGTCGCCCGAAATGGTCACCGAGTTCACGGGTATTCGCTCGTACACGAGGTGCAGTGGGTTGCGGGAATTGTCCACGTCGCCCCAGGCTTGCACGTAGCGCAGCTTTGCGCGGAAGTCTGGCGTGACCTCATGCAGTGTTATTCGCCCACTAAGTTTGGCTCCAGCCTCGGCCAGCAGGTCAAGCGTGTCAAGCGACGTGAGCGTTTCGTTCAATCCGTCCATCTCTATATCGGTGGGCTTTGCACCGGCAGTATAGATACGCTGCAAGATGTCGAATCCATTAAGCTTACGACAGGCAGAATAGCGGAACTTCTTCACATTGGCCAGCCCGCCCAAATTCAGTCCGCCTGGCTCAAGCGCATCCAATCCACGCAGCGTCAGTTCCTCGATGGTGTCGGGCAGAACCAGGCGCGTGAGCGTGCCATTCTCGGGCATCACCACACCCTTAATGGGCGTACCAGAGAAGTCCACCTCTTGCAATACGCCACTTCCCAACTGAATGACCTTGGTGAGGTTCTTCACGTTGCGGACGATGACGCGCCGGAGCATGACACATTTCGACAGGTCGAAGGCTGTGCCGCGTTCGCGCGTGTTGGGCCGCTGCGCAGTATAGTCCATCACCAGTTCCTCAAGACGGCGCAACAGCGGCATGTTGGCATCGAACTCGAAGTCTCCAAGCCCTTCGAGGCCCGAATACGTCACCTGACCGCCCACGCGCCGCGTAAAGGTCTTGATGTCGGTGATCATGTCTGCGTCGTCAATGTCGAACGTGGCGTTCTGCGGGTTGGTGAAGCCGAATGGCAGCAGGCCGTAGCCGCCGTCGATGTTCCTTACGGTCGAGAAATTGTTCGCACCCCACTGTACGCTGGCATACAAGGGCGAATAGTGCTTGATGGCAAGCCCCTTGCCCTGCTCATACAGGCGCATGCGCAGGTTGTTCACCACACTTGCGCCACAGCAGAACTTGCTGTCCATATATCGACTACGCTTCTCCAGGAAGTATTGCATGAGATTGAGCTTATCGCCGTATGCCTTTGTGAAATGACCGGTGTTGGCATAGCCCATCGCATCGGCGTTGTAGAGGTTCTCGCACCATTGTTTCCAAAAGTCTGTGTAACGGCGGAATATGTTGGAGGATTCAAGTCCGTTGTCGCGCATGCCCTTATACATGGCGGCCAGGTCGTCGCCCCAACACTGCCACACCAGGTCGATAAGTCCCGACAGGCGACCGTTGAACACGGGCGAATAGCCCTCGTCCATCTTGGGCAGCCACGCATGGTTGTCGTTGTCGTAGGTTTCGCCGGCTATTGGTTGCGTCTTACCTGTGGTGGGGTTGTAGGCGTCGTTCCACTCCGCCCAGTACTTATACATCAGCGCGCCCGAGTTGTTGAACAGACTCTGCGTGTCGGTGTCGCGAAGGAACAGGCGTGCGTGTGCCACCTTAACGCTGCCGTCGGGGTTCAGCTCGATATCGTCGAAGGCAATGCTCATGTTCTTGTCGAGCGAGTCCATGCCGAGGAAGAAGACGCAGAAGACGATGTAGAAGAGCACGTCAGTCTTCACGAGGTAATCGCGGTAGGTGTTGACGAAGCGCGCGCGACGATATGCGGGCGTGTCACGGTCGTACTTCACGCCATTATACGTCACGGGCAGGTCGAGCTGCCTGTATTCGCCGTGTTCGGCCTTATACCGCTCTGGAAGGTGGGGGTTACAGCTCACCACCCAGTTATGGAATCGGCGGATGACGGCCAACTCCCTATTTGCGGCCTCAATATTGTCGGTGGCAGTCTTCACCTGCCCCAGTTTGTTCTTCTTGTTTGTGGGCGACTTCTTCGGCACACGGGCATAGTACATCGGCCCCGCGCTGTCCGTTCCGTTGCTCTGCCGCACCGTGCCGTCGGCCAGCAGCTCGTGCAGCGTCATCTCGCGGTTGAAGAAGTTCACGTTCTCGTCTATCTCCCACACCTGCGCCTTGGTATGGTCTTTCTTCGGGAAACCGAGGAACGATGCGCTGTACTTGTTGTTTATCATATTATATATGGAGAGGAACATGGGCTCTTTCGCCGCCGTGGCCGCCGTTTTCCTGAACCCTATCTCCGAAAGTCCGCTAAGGCTCTTGCGGAAAGTTACTTCCTTGCCCTGCATGGCCTGCGCACGCTGGAACGACGTATAGAGGTCCATGTCGTTACGCGCGCAGCCAAGCAGTATCTCCTGGAATAGGTTCATGGCAAGCACATTGAATATTCCTTCGGAACTGGCGAAGTTCACCTTGTGCACCATTTCCTTCTCACCCTCGGCCACGCCACGCGTGATGCTGTACGAGGTGGACTGCTCGTCGCTGTGCCCTGGGTCGAGGGTCAGCGTCACTGGGTCGCCCGAAAACGTCTCGAACGTCTCCGCCCAGTTCTTGTAAGGCAGTGGGTAGCCGTTCGAGGATGTGCCGTCGGCGTTGAAGGCGTGCGGACCAACCTTGAATGGGGCACCTGCCCAGCCATCGCGCGCCTTGTCCCATTGCGGATTGATGAACTCCGTAGCGGTGATGGGTACGTTGGGGTTATTCTTGTTGTAGGGCAGGTTCTCGATATCCCACACGGCAATGGGCGTTTCGGGCAAGGCCTTACGCACCTTATTGTATGATACAATCTCATCGGGGTTGTGTATGTCGCCCACACTATTGAGAATGTCATTGCGCTTGGCGATGCTCACCTTTCCGAATCGTACGAACCGCCCTTCGCGGTCGGTCACGTCCTCAATGTCGGGCGTGTCGTAGGCGTAGTTGCCCACCATCTGGGCGAAGTTCAGGGCCTTATCGTACATGCGGATGGAGTACAGCTTCACCTCAGCCTGCGGACTGCCAATCACGAGTTCCTTGGGTGCGCCCTGCTTCCACGATGCCGTGGCGTAGTCGAACATGCGCACGATAACGCCGTTCATGTAGAGGTAGGCCAGGTTCACGTCCTTTTCGGCCACGCTGCCGCCGCCCAGATTGTTGCGCGTGTGGGTGGTGGTGCCGTCGATTACCACGCCCAGGCGTACACGACTCTGCTCGGGGTAGTAGGTTATCACGGTGCCTGTCGCACAGCCCAGCTCAACGCGGTTGGCATACACGCGGAAACCCGTCCCACCGTCCATGCAGTCGACGATGACGGCGTTCTCATCCGAGCAGATGCCGCTTTCGAATTCCAACTCGATGGTGCGCCCCTGCTTAGATCCGTTCGCCCCGAAGTCCGAGCCGAACGGCAGGAAGTCTTTCAGCGTAACGTTCTTGCCTGCGCGGATGGTCATGCCCTGCCCGTCGATAAAGCCGTTGTTGTCGTCTAGCCGGAAGTTGTCCGAACGTACCAATCGCGCCGTCTGCCGGCCGCGATATGTGGCCACTATGTTCTGCGCGCTTTCGTCGCCGTTAGCCCTGCCACGCATGGGCAGGTACACCTTGCACTCGTCGGCAGGCGCGAGGTCGATGCCAAGCCCCTGTACTTTAATCTTGCACTCAGCCGACACGCCGTCCACTGATATGCGCACCGTCACCTCGGGCAGATATTCAGCCTCGTCGAACGCCACATTGAGCGTCTGCAGGCCGCTGCCGTGGTCCGGGTTCAGCGTTACCTGCTGGACGGAGAGCTGGCGCACGTTCTGTCCGCCGCCGTACAGCAGCTCGGCCTTCACCGATACGGCCGTACCTGCATCCTCATCGGGCAAGTAGAAGTAGTATGGCAGCCTTGCCACGCTGAACTGGCGCGCCGTGGTGGGGATGCCCTTGCCGAAACAAAGTGCAGCCACGCCACCAGGACCGGAAGAGGCCTTAATATAGGTGGTGGTGATGTCGGGCGTGCGGAGGCCCAGTTCCTTATTCTCGGCCCACAACGTGATGGCGTGCGCGCCGCTGCCATAGCGGTGCTGTTCGTCGATGACGAACTCGCCCGAAGAGTTGTGGATGCTTTTAGTAAGCGTGTCGGTGCGACCGCCGTCCTGTATGCGGCAATACACCGTAGCCGGCACGCCCTGGCACAGCACGCGCAGCGACCAGCGCGACGTCTGCACCTGGCTTTCGTCGTATGCGGGGTCGAACTCCAGCGTGAGGCTGTATGTGTTGATATTGAAGGTGAATACCTTCTCCGCACCGTGTGCGTTGGTCACGCGCAGCTTCACCTCGTTGGTCTCGGCCGTGAGCAAGTCACCCAATTCGAAGGTGTAGACGTTGGCCGTGGCCGTACCGCTGGCCTTGAGCTGGCGCGTCAGCGCGGGGGCTGCCACGCCGTTCACCTCTACTGTCGCCGTGCCGTCTTGCGTGTCGCGGTCGGCGGGGTTGTCGCCCCAATAACAATTGTATGCCAGGCTCACTGCGTTCTGCGCGCCACGCGCCATGTTGGCGGCAGGGTAGCGCGTGATGATGGCACGCATAGTGTAACTCTCCACTGGCTTGTTGCTATATAGCGAGAACTCGCCCAGCACGCGGTCGGCGTTTGCCGTGCGGTCGGCAAACCAATCGGCATACGCTTGCTCGTCGCGGAAGAACCGTATCGTCTGCAGCGAGTTCTCGCCGCTCTCTATGTTCACGAAGCCGAACTTTGCGCCGTCGAGCGTAGAGAGGTATTCCTTTAAGAACTCCTCGACGCGTGAGCCTTTATAACCATTCCACGCCGTGGCGAGATCCGTTATCTTCTTGTCTATTCCTTCTGCCATTGTTTATTTCCAGTTTTCGTTGTCAACCCAGTTCTTTTCTCCCAACCACACGCCCGAGCCGAAGCAGCTGCGTATGGCCGTCCACACGAGGCGCGCGCCGCGATATACGGCGGCTATCGCCCTCGCACCGTAATACACGGCCGCCGCTTGATGGTTATTCTTGCGTATCATGCTTATTCTTCTATGAAGTAGCAGCGGTCTGGGTCGAGTTCCCCCACCTTCCGCTTGCGATTATACTCTTCTTCCGTCAAGAACGCGTGCTTGAATCCCTCAATGCTGCCGATATTGCCCTGCATGTCGCGGATGCTCTGCCTGATGGACGTTAGTTCCCTGTCGCGGGCTGTGGCTTCGTCCGCCACGGCCTTGTTGGTCTCGCGGCGCAAGACTTCGGTCTGTTCGGTAAGGGCTTGTCTGCGGCTGTCCGTCTCATTGGCGATGGCGCGTTGCAGGGCGGCGTCGTTGTCGGTTCGCTCGATACGCTCGTTGTTCAGGTCGTCGGCCAAATTCTTTCCTTTCGTGCCGGGGTAGGCCTGACCTTCCGACTCGCCGATGGCCACGCGGTTGAGGTTGCCGATGAGTTTCCATCCCGGGGCGAGATACACATAGATGGTGCCGTTCTCAGGGCTGTCCCCGTCGGTATGTATGGCCACCAGCTGCCCAGCCTTGAGCGGCTGGTGGTGCGCGTCTTCGGGGTTGGTGTCGGCCTCCATCTCGGCCTTTGAGGAATACACCTTGCTGACGCGTAGGCTTCCCGCCGTCTGTTCCACGTCGGCCAGTAGGGCCAGGGTGTCGGCTATCAGCCCGCCCACCTCTTCGGGGGTGATGCTGCCCTCCTGCGTTTTTTCGCGCAGGGCTTTGGCACGGGCTTGAAGTTCGTATATCGTCGTCGCCATACTTATTCCAATATTTCAAAAATCAGTGAAACAGGGCATTCTATGGGAGAGTCCAGGACATCAGATGCACCTGAAAGTTCTCGCAGATCTCTAAGAGAACATTTCCCGTCGTAAAACTCTAAGGCGCATAGGTGTGAGCCATCGTCTCCACCAGTTCCAAAAGTTCCACTCCATTTTCTGTTTAAAAACGAACCAACTTGGGAGTCCACTTCAAAAAGAATTCCTTTTCCGGGCATGGCATCCCATTCACCCTTCATGCTGCTTATCTTGACCTTTATGCGTGTGGAACCGCCCTGTTTTTGATATTGCACTTGCCCAGTGTATCCATTGAAGAATGTAACAGGAATGTTTTTCCAAGTGTCTATGCCCCCCAGGCCAAGGTTTCTCCGTAAAAGCTCTGTCAACGTCGGGAGTTCGAGAACGTTGTAGGCAACCTTGGCACCATCCTTACTTGTACTTATGTATGCCTGTACTGATTTTCTGCATGGTCTTGTCTGTCCATCCTCAAATTCTCGCTCCTCGTTCTCGGTTTCCTTAATGCAAACATATAAGGGGTCAGACCATGTTTTAACGGTTACCGTTGATTCGGGGAAGTCTATTATTTCACCAGCAACGACAATTGAGCCTGCGTACACTTTTGCCGTCGTCGTCAACTTCTCCTGATCTACGGATAATGGTTTCATATCCAAAGGCTGAAACAAGAATGCGGAGGATTTCCCGCTTATGGCATTTAGGAACTGGCGATTGAAACCAGCGTCGTTGTCTTGCAACAGCTTGATATCGTCCAGGAATATGGGCTGCCCACCCTCATTAAAAACAAGTCTATTCATATTCGTATATCGTTATGGCATAGCGTCGGCCAGCCGGTTTATATCGTTCAACAATGCGTATAATCTCCGCGAGGTGGCGTCCATGATGGCGGTCTTCTTCGGAATTGAGCGACGAGACAAGAAAACTGGGGACAAATATTGTGAAGTTTGGCTTGCTTGGCACTTCGCCGCCCATCCATAACGTCATGCGTGGGTTTAGGAATGTGGGCGGCTTGCCCTCTGCCTTGAAGTATAGGCACGGATGTCGATCGTCAGATTCGGACTCTATGTATATCTGCCTGTTCCGCAAGAAAAATCGGCGGTTGAGCGCGCGTTCGATGTCTTGTACACTGGCCGTAACATCCAGTCTGTCGTCCACCTTCTTGCGATAATCCGTGAAGAGACGGTGCAGATAGGCCAGGGGGATGATGATGATGCGGAGCAGTGCCACCAGCACGCGGCTGCGCAGTATGGGCGGCAGCAGCTGCACGGCCCATCGGGTGAAGTCTACGTCATACCACATATCTTATAGAGTTTTGAAGTCCAATTGCAACGAAACTGCCGCCCACTGCCGTATAGTTGTTTCCCGCCACGGGGCGATAGTCGGCATCGGCGGCCGCCTTGTACAGGCATTCGGCCAACGTCACGTCGACAACGCCCTCTACGCCCTGGATGGCATCAACAAGACGCGTTTTGTTGAATGTTCCGCCATAAGTGATACCGCGCAGGTAGGCATTTATCGAATCTTCAACGGGTCTTGACTCTTCCCCATTCCTTGTTCCGTTCGCACTAAGGATAAGCGGGTCCACCTGCACCGTAGCCCTCACCTGAATGCTGTCGGCGGGCAGCGAACGAACGTTGAGCACCACGCCCGCTATCTTAACGCGATTCATATAGTGTTTGAACGCCGTTAAAACGTCGGCCGAAAGCGGTTCGGGCAACCCATCCTTGTCGGCAGATGCCAGTATTTGTATGCTCGTGCCGCGATCGCGCACGGCCACGTATCGCACCAGCCGTTTCTTCTCGTCGGTGGTGGGGTAACGCCATTGCGAGGTTGTCTCGTCGAAGGCGAGCGCATCGCCGTACTGGAACTGCCGAGCAACCTTGTAGTACCACGGCACGCTGGCCACCACGGCGCGACTTATCTTGTCGTCCACGTCCAGACGGTGGCGGTCGAACAATGCCTCCATCACGTGGCAGCATGCCGCCACGATGTAGAAAAGGATGCTCTCTAGGCTCACCGCCGAGAAACTGCTCTCGAAGGTGTCGCCCTCCGCCAGTCCGTATATCTCGCGCAGCGTGGCGTTGCCCATGAATGCATCGGTCATCGTGCGTTTTATTTCTGCTATCGTGCGTGCCATTGAGTTGGGTTTAGTTGAATGTATCGTTGAAAGTCTCGTTGAATATGCGCGCCCTTTGCCCGCCGTCGCCGCGCAGCGTTGCAGGGGCGATGCCGTGTGCCTGGCAATAGCGGCGCACTGGGCGGTTGTACTCGCCGTCGTGCAGGCGCAGCCGCATGCCCGCAGGCGGTGCTTGGCTCACGGACATACCATTGTCCATAGCCAGCCGCACCACCGCCTCCAATGCGCCGTATTCCTGCACGGCTATGTCGGCCAATGTCTGGCCGTCCCTTACCGTCGTTTCCATAACTTGCGTGCGAAAAGAATGAGGAACAGTACGAAGGCCACCCAGCCCACGATGTCCATTATCTTACCTGGGGTAGGCCAGCCGGATTTCGAGTCCGTCGACCTGTCTTGCCGATGGGAGGATGTGCCTCTGTCGTGGGTCTTGTCGCGTGTGGCCGTGGCCGAGTTGTCGGCATGAGTGTCGCGTGTGCGCTCGCTGGTGCGGTATCTCTCGGTGGCGATCACCCTGCCCGAACTGTCCTTCACCAGCACCACGCTGTCGCGTATGGTCACGCTGTCGCGCGTGGCGGTGACGTAGCGCAGCACAACGCTGTCGCGCACCACGAGCGAGTCGCGCAGGCGAACGTCCACCTCGCTGTTTCGGGTTATCGTCCGCGTCGTGCGGCACGAGGCCAGCAGCATGATTAATGCAAGTATATATAATAGGTGTCTCATTGCTCTCGGGGTTAAATGTCCTTATACTCTTTCTTTGCGTCGAAGCATGGACATGCTTTAATGAACTCGTTTGGCTCGATTATGCCGTTGCGGTTAAGGTCTGGCGAAAAGTCGCGATGCCCCTGTATCGTGGCCGTGGGGTACTTCTTGTGCAACATACCCAATAGTTTCAGCAGCGAGGCCTTTTGCTCGGGAGTGCGATTGTCCACGGCTTTGCCTTCTGTGTCAATGCCCCCGATATAGGCCACGTTAACCAACACGCTGTTGTAACCTCGCACGCCATTGCTCACCCCTTCTTCATCGAGCAGTTGCGTTATCGTTCCGTCAGCACCCACCACGTAGTGATATCCAGGGTTCTTCCACCCTCTGCGCTGGAACTCCAACAGCAACTCCTTAACCGTTGCAAGTTGCGAGCTTGCCGTGCAGTGTACGGCGATGTACTTTATCGTTCTCATTTTCTGTTTTGATGTAATGTGTCCAACGCCTCTGCCACGTCTTCGGGCTTCACGTTAAGTTTACTGGCTATCTCTCCTGCCAGGGCCTTTTTCAATATATTCAAGAAAGGCATGTGAGGGAAACAAATCAGCATACTGGCCGACATGCTCCACAGTTCCACCAGGATGATGCCGATACAGATGATACTGGTGGTCAGCCCCGCGCTAGCCCCCACCAGCTTGTCGATGAGGATGAAGGCGAAGACGGCCGTGCCATATACGGCCAGTTTCGAGAACGTGTCGCGCGCCAGTTCGCTCAGGGCGAAACGCCTTTGGATTAGGCTGGCGGCGATGCCCCAGACTGCGTCGAGCACGATGGCCATGACGGTGAAACCCACCATTTTTTCATATCCCACGATGAAGTTCATCACCACGAGGCCGAGGAACAGGAGCCACCCCCAAACTGTGGAGAGTGCCTCGGAAAGTTTTTGTAAGAAATGTTCTATCATGTTATGTTGTTTTTAGTATGTTGCGTCTATCTCGATGCCTTTCGGCGTGATTCGTATGCTATTCACCCGCTGCCGGTCCATCTCCAGTTGCTCTCGAATTACGCTACGCCAATACAAAGGGTCGTGGTCCATGAGCATGTCGGCGATGCCGCAGCCCACCGAGGGGCGTTCTTTCAGTTCGCCCTTGTTCAGTGCCAGTATGAGAGCCTGATTCTGCCGCAGCGTGTCGCCCACGCGCAGACCCGAGGTTATCTTGCCTTGCACGTCATGCCGCACGCGGATGGTGGGGGCGAAATCCGTCAGTTGTATTCCGTTCATTGCCTAATGCTTTATTTTCGTATCTTCGTAATCGCTGCGGTTCAGAGGCTGTGCCGTCTTGAGCGGCGGCCCAGTCGGCCCGTGAAAGCCTTGGTGGGTGTGGGCGTTGAACGCCTGCACCAGCTCGTTAATCTTCTGCGTTAGCTGCTCGACGTTTACCAGGCCGCCCAGCTTGCCGCCGTTTATCGTGATGCTCTCCGCGTGGTCGATGGACAGGACAACGAGCTGTGTCAAGTCGCCCGACAGGCTGCCCACAATCACCGCCGTGCCCGCCTTGGGCGTTATCAGCATCTGCGCGTCTGTTGCAGCCTCGGAGGCGCGTAGTCGCACGTCTGGTACGGCGATGCCGCCAATCTCCACTTCACAGGTTAAACCGCTAACCTTACGTACGATGCCCTGCATCAGTGTGAGTTGGGCCTTGCCGGCTGCGTTGCGCACCAATTGCGCCAGTTCCTTGTAGTTGTCCATATTGCGTTTAGCTTAACCTGAATCCAAGTTCTATCTTGCGCACCCCACCGTTATCAGAGAACTCCGTGGTGACGGCTCGCACATAGTACGTGCCGTCCTTATGCGGATAGTCGGCATCGTGCAGCGTGGCCGTATCGCCCGGCACGCATTGCGGAACGAGCCAAGTGGTAATGCTGCCGTCGTAACCGTCGAAGCTTCGGCGGCGCACTTCGGCCTCGCCGCGCGCCTGCATTGATGCTGTGTCCGAAGCGTGGCATTTCACCTCCACCTTCTCGCCACCAGTGCTGCCCACTTCCACTTCCTTCACTTTGCCGTCGGGCATCAAGGCCTTGACAACCACGCGCACCTTCTTGTCTTCGGCGCGCCGATAGGTGAGGTCGGCTTCTTCTACGTTGAGGGCGAAGTCGTATCGGCGTTCCGTGCCTGTCACCTCGCCCGGTGGATGCACGTGCAGCGTGTTGTCTTGGATGTAGATGTCCGCGCCGCACTCTTCCTGCACCTTCTTCAACACATCGTAGCCCGTGGCGTCGTGGATGACGAATTTGGCGTAGGTCCATGTGTAGGTGCAATTGACCTTATACTCCTTGCCCACACCCTTTATTATATGGGCTAGCAGCTCAGAGAGCGACACTTGTTTCAGAACCTCATTGGGGATGTCTTTCCTGAACGTGAACAAGTCGTCCTCACAGAACAGCTTGATGTCGCCCCCGTCTGTGGCGATGCGCTGCAGCCATCCGCGGAACTCCTCCACAAGCCCCGTTTCCTTATAACCGAACTTCACCAGCACGGCATCGCCACGCCTTATGCGGCTCTCAACGTCAAGTGCCTGGTTGAGCTGCGCCCCTGGTAAGGTTATTTCGCACGTGTCGGCCAGCAGCTCCACGCTCTTGTGCACGCTAACCGCGGCGAGCATGCCGAGCTTGTAATTGCCGATGGTGATGTCGTAGGCCATTGTGTACATGTGGTGAGTTCTTGGGTCGGTGAGTCTATGAGTTATTCGTGCATGCCTAGCAGCAACTTGTATATGTCGTCGCTGTATGCTTTGATTGAGTAGTTCTGGTTGGCTTCGCCTGCCGTAAATGGCATGTCCCAGCTCTCTATCACTATGCGCGATATGCCGAACACCTCGAGCAGGGGAGACAGGGCTGTGACGGAGGCCGCCTCGCAGAAGTTCTTGAGCCGGGCCACGTTGGCCGAAGGGTATCGGCCGTCGGTACCGATAAGCACGCCCTCGATGGTGATGTCGTAATCGTCTTGTGCCCACCGTTCCTTTATCGAGCCACGGATTTGCCCCTTGTTCACCTGCCTGCGCTTAATGATGTGCTTGCCTGTGAGGCTAATCATCGGCTCGAAGGGCAGCAGCCATTCCTTTGCGCCTGGCTCTTCGAGCTTCAGGCTCAACGGCATGGCCATCGGCAACCCCAGGGCGTTGGTGCGAACCATGTCGGCAAGTTCAGCGTCGCTCATGGCGCGGATGGCGGAGTAGTCGCCCTCGTCAACCTGGCGGATGCCCGCATCGCGGAACAGCCAGTAGGGAGGTATCTTGGCGCCCGTGATGCGGAGTGCCAAGTTTTCCAGCGCAAAGCGCGTTACGTTGTTCATATACTTATGAGTTTACGAGTTACCCGCGGTCGGTGCTGGTGGCGATGGCCAGCGCGCGGTTCATGCTTTGCACCACGATACGCTCCAGTTCGGCCGTGTCGGCCTTGTCGGCCATGTGAACGTGCAGCGTGTCGAAGAATTTGGAGATATGCATCGTGATGCTGGTGGAGCGCCGGCCGCCTGTGGCGATCTCCTCGGCCGAGCGGCGGCCTTTCTTGCCCTTGCCGGCCTTGTCTGTGCCCTTTCCGAACGCCACATCCCCGACAGCCGCACTGCCCTTGAGCCCTGGTGTGGAGAGGGCTGAGCGTTCGCTAGTCTTCCCCTCCTTCTTCTTGTCCTTGGCGCGCTCTGCGGCCAGATTCTTCTGAAACGTGCCGCCGATGCCGCGAACGGTTGCTGCGGTGTTCTTCACAAGGGAAACCGCACTGTTTACGCCCGAGACGTTTTTCACGCCAGCGGCGAAGTCGGCGGCCGCGCCTTTGAAGTCGCCCGAGAAGAGTTTGGAGAACGCCTTGGAGAGCAGCCCCACGCCGCGGATAAGCTCCTTGATGCGGTCCACCACGTAGGTCTTGATGAGCTCGCCGAACTTGCGCCACACGTCCCACATGGTGATGAGAAATGCGCGGAACCCCGCAAACTTTGTCCAGCAGTAGACGATGACGGCTATGAGCGCGGCCACGCCTGCGACGATGAGCCCTATGGGGTTGGCCGTCATGGCCACGTTGAGCAGCCACTGCGCTGCCGTCCATATCTTCGTACCGGCCGTTACCAGCGTGGTGATGGCCTGGTAGGCCGCCAGGGCCATTGTGTAGGTGCGGAAGACGGCCCACACCGCCAGCACCGCACCGCCCAGGATCATGAATGCCGTGCGGAACCGCACCACGAACCCGATGCCTGCGGAGATGGCCGAGAAAACGGCCTGAAAGACGGCGAATACCTTGGGAATGGCAGCGGTTATCTTCTCCACAACCTCGGCGATGGGCGTATTAACGCTCTGCGATAGGTCTATTGCACCCTGCTTCACTATGTCCATCAGCGTGCTGAACTTGCCCGAGAGCGTCTGGCTCTGCTTGTCCATCATGCCGTTGAACTTGCCGCCCGCATCAGTGGCATGGGCTATGGCTTGTTCCACATTCCGATACGTTATCTGCCCCTTGGCCATCTTATCCTTGAGCTTGTCGACGGATATGCCTGTCATCTGTGACAGTTCCTGTATGGGGTTGAACCCGGCGTTGATGAACTGCAACAGGTCCTGACCCATCAAATAGCCGGTACTTGACACCTGGCCCATCACCAGCGACAGGGCCGACATCTTGTCCTTGTCGCCGCCCGATATGTCGCCAAGCTGGCGCAGCAGCGGCAGCACCTTGCCCGTCTCAACGCCGAAGTTTAGCATGGTCTGCGCACTCTGGGTGAGGTCCATCTTGCCGAAGGGCGAGTGGGCGGCGAAGTCGTTGATCTGCCCCAACATCTGGGCGGCTTTGCTTTCACTACCCACCAAGGTTGTGAAGGCCACGTTCACGCTCTCGGCCTGCGCGCCCAGCCGTACCATCGCCCCGACGCCCGCGCCAATCATGGTGTAGGGGTTCATCAGGAACTGCATGCCGGGTATCGACATGAGCGCGTCCTTGAATCCGTCGAACGAGAAAGCCTTCCGCAAGCCGCGCCCGACAACCGATGCTTTTCGGTTGATGGAGTCGAGCTGCCGCTCCGTCTCTCTTGCTACCGATACGACATTACCCTTATCGGCGTTGAGTTTGATGAGGAATTTCAAAACATTATCCATCTATGCTTTTCGCTTTTGCTTCCGCTTTCCTTATTTCGCCCAAATACTTGTACGTATGCGCCCACTCTTCGTCCGAGAGTGTGTCGGGGTCGAGGTGCAGGTAGTAGCGCATAACTGTGTTGAAGAAAAGTATGTCAAACCCGTCAGACACGTCCACCTCGGCATCCTCTAAAGCTTTTTTATCTCAGCCTCCTTAACCTCCAACACGTCCTGCATCTTCTGTATGGCCGCCAGGAAGAGCGAGTCGTCGGTCTTAATTTCTTCGTCGCCCACCACCCAGAGTTGGTTGAGCATGGTCTCGCTCATCTTGATGGGGTCTTTGAGCACGCTGACGTAGCTCAGGTCCTGGCGTGTGGGGCGGTGCAGGATGCAGCCCTTGCCTTCGACGGTTATCTCGAAGAGGGCGCCGTGCTTACGCTTCCACTCTTCTATCTGTTCTTTCGTATATTTCATATCGTGTAGCTTTAATTGGTTTTACGCCTATTTCTTGTCGATGAAGACGAAGGGGATGGGTTTTTCTTGGAACTTGTCCCCTTGTTTCCATTCGGTGTTGTCTTCTGTGAACTCCACGCCCACCAGTATGTCGGTGGTGATGGCGTCGCCGCGGGTGGGGTTGCCATAGGCCACCACCACATCGAGCTGGGCGGCGAGGATGTCACCCTTGGCGGCCTCGCGCAGGGCGAGATACTCACTCTGCAACAGCGTTATCTCGCCGCTATAGTCGTAGTTGCCGCTCTGCACCGCGTGCGGACGGTTGCCCTTGGCGTAGAGCAGCTCCTTCTCCTTCTTGATGTTGTACTTGATGCCGCGGATGCCGGTAATGGGCCGTCCGCCCATCACCACGGAAATGTCCGCCCATTCGTATTCTCTGCTGTTAAACATTACCTTTTTATTTAAAGTGTGAGGTGAGTGGGCTCGATGCCCACCCACGAAATGTTACTTACCAGCCGTTTCCACCTGGAATCCAAGCTTGACGTCCACATAGCGCGCGTATCCGAAGGGGCGCACTTTCAACGTGAGTTCCACCTTCGACGTGGCCAGCACGTTTTGTTTCGGGTCAATGTAGGCCTTGCAGCCCGCGCCGTCCTCGTCGGCCGAGAGTTCGCCCTGCGCCGTCATGGCGCGGTTAACGGCGTTCTCCATCATCTGCTGCCAAGCCATGATGATGCCGTGCTGCAATGTGCCGTCCTCGTTCACAGGCAGTTCATCCAGCATCAAGTCGAGCAGTGCGGCATAGGCGATGCGGTAGGCCTTGTCGATGGTGCGCCGTGCGGTGATGTGGGCGTAGTCGTCGGTGGGCACGCAGGCCAGGCGGTCGTCGGTGAAGAAGTAGCCGGCCTTGCCCACATACTTGCGCGGCGTGATGTAGCCCGCATCGTACAAGTCGCTCACGGACGAGGCGTTCTCTTCCACAGGCTTGTCGCCGATGTACATGGCGATGGGCTTCAATGCGCCGTCCTTGACACGGCCGATGTTGCGCTGCACGGGTACGGTGGCTAGTCGCCCGGCCATTACGCCCACTGCTGCACCCTCGGATGCCTTCACCGTGTCGCCGATAAGCACGCCCACGCGATTGTAGCCCTCGCCATGCAGGTCTTTCACGGCTCCGCCCTTGTAGCCGCGCCCCTCGATGACGATGAAGAGCGGGGCATAGAGCGATGTAGTGGCCCATTCGGCCAGCTGCTGCGCCTTGGACAAGGCGGTGAAGAGGTCATCATCCAGCCCATTGGTGGTGAGGGTGGCTTCGCGGCCGTCGCCGGCCACGAATATGCCGCGCAACGCACCGTTCTGCGCAGTGACGAGTTCCTTAATCACGCCAGAGTCCTTATCAAGCAGTTCGGTGAACGTCTTCGTCTTGTCAACGGGGAAGATGACGAGCTTCGTACCCTCCTCGGCCTCGGCGTAGAACTCCTTCACGTGCTTATGCAGGCGGGGGTTGTTCTCGCCGGTCACGCCCAGCTTGGCCAGCTCATCGAACGAATGCAGGGTGTAGGCCTTGTCCAGTTCCATATTCTTGGTTACGGCAGATGCGCCGCACACCAGGGCGAACAGGCCGTCGGGGCTTTCGCCCACGGTGCCCAGCTGGCCGTTTAAAAACTGAATCTTAATTCTTGGTAACATACGCCACTCCTTTCTTATTTAGCTGCTTCAGCGAGCAGGTAAACACCCTTCTTGTCGTAACGGCGCACCGAGCCGCCTGTGCGGAGCAAGAACGAATAAATATCGCCGTAGTAGAGCGGATTGTTAGTCGAGTCGAACATCTTCACTTCTCCAAGGGCACGGCTCACCGACTTGTCGTGCCATGCCAAAGCCGCGGCCAGCTCTCCTGCAACGGCATCCTCACCCCAAGGCAGTAGTGCCTTGTCGTTCTTCACACGAAGGACCTTACTGCGCTTCATGATGTTCAATCCCCATAGGTTGCCCAGGACTCCGCGCTGCACATCGGCCGAGTTTTGGAACATCCACTTGTCACTCTCCGATAGGTCGGCCAGCAGGTCGGCATACATGTGCGCGTCGAGCAGCAGGTAACGCCCCTCTTCAGGCACGTTGTCTGCGTCCATGCGCGTCATGATGGCCAATAGGTCATTCTTGGTAATACGCTTGCGCTTACCCGTGGCCGTCTCCGAGGTGTGAGCATCGCGCTCCGTTGTGCCAGAGGTGAGCAGCACGTTGGACGCAGGCACGCCCTTACCCCAACGCTCGAGCAGGTTCTCGTGCGCAGCATTCTGCAGCTGAGCGCGATCGTTACTGATGATGGATGTACGCTTGTCGTACGAGAGCTCCACAGTGTCGATGTTCGGAATGTAGATAGGGTCGGTGGTTAGCTCGTCAATCTCGTATTCCAAATCGTTGTCTGTGCGCTGGTTCACCGATGCGGGCTTCACCGTTCGGTTCTTCTGCACCTTCGAGGGCGCGCCGGCGTTGGGGATGATAACCTTGTGGGCACTCACGAATGCGGAGTCGTCCACCGATTTCGATGCAAAACCGTTGTCGGGATAGAAATTCTCAACAAGCGTGGTCTGCCAGATGCTGATATTCAATGCCATTCTAATGTCGTTTTAATGTTGTTCTAATGATGTTTATTCCTTGTAGTCCAGACCAAACTTTTCCTGATACTTCGCCTTGAACGCGGTGAGGTCCGCATTGCGCAATTCCGAGAGTTTACCCGCCTTGTCCAGTTCGTCCCAACTCATGTCGGCCAAGGCTGTCGGGGCTCCTCCGTTCTCACGATACACATCGGCGATGCGACGAGAAGGCTGAGCCTTCATGCTGGCCAGCAGTTTCTCGGTATTCTCGCGGTCGGTCTTCATCAACGCCATGAAACTGTCCTTCTGCTCGGCGGTGATGCGTCGTTCGGCCACCGCCTTGTCCACGACGGCTGCGATTTCCTTGTCCTCAACGTCCTGCAGTTTCTTCTTGTAGCCCTCCACGGCTTGCGCTAGGGCATCGGCCTTGGCGGCCTTGTTCTCCAATTCGCGAGCGTGCGCGAGTACGGCATTCTCGTCAGCCAGATTGGCGAACGAGGGGATGCCACTTTTCAAAGATTCTAATAATGCCATTTCATTCTCATTGTTTTGTGGCTGAACTTGCAGCCGGTTATTGAAATACGCGTACAGGTCGTCTGCCGTCTTGGCTTCCACCTGTTCGCCATCCATATCGTATATCCCGTCGATGAGTTTCATTTCCAAAGCCTCGTTGGCATTCAGCCAATGGTCCTTTTCGTCGAAATACTTCGCGAGTACCTCTTCCTTATCCATCCCGCACCGCCCGGCTATCATCGCCGCAAGGTCGCCTTGAAGAACTTCCATCTGTTCGGCCATGCTTCGAAGGTCGGATGCGTTGCCCCATGCGCCGCCGCTTACCGAATGCAACATCAGCTTGGCATAGGGCGACATGTACAAGGGCTTACCGCAAAGGGCGATAATGCCCGCGATGCTCGCCGCCACACCGTCAATATAGACCGTGATGTCCGCCTTGCTCGTGCGCAATGCATTATATATCGCGATGCCGCTGAATACGTCACCGCCGCGGCTGTTGATGCGCACGTCTATCTTGGAGTACTGTGATTGCAAGGCCATCAGTTCGGCCACCACGCGGCCGCTGTCCACGCCCTGCCCGTCGCCTACGTCACCATATAGCAGTATGGCAACCTCACCTTCACCAGGTATTATATTGAAGAATTTCTTTTGCACCGTATTTGATTTTTCGGCAAAATTAAAGTGAAAAAACGAATCCGAAAAATCGTAAAAATATGGTGTAATACGGAATGTACACCATTGCAATTCAGGCGTATATGATTAATTTGCAATTTCACCATTAGTGAAAAAAGGGGGAAATTTGCATACAAAATAAGAAATGGATGGCAAAGACAAATATCGATAAGAAGAGCATTGCACGATCTCTATTCTTGGACGGGAACTACACCCAGGAGGAGATTGCAGACAAGGTGGGCACCACCCGCCAGACGGTAAGCCGATGGATACGCGAGGGCAACTGGGAGGAGGTGAAGGCATCCGTGGCCATCACCCCCGCACAGATAATCTCACAATGGAACAGGCAGATAATAGAGGTCAACAACGCCATTGCCGCGCGTGACGAGGGACAACGCTACGCCACGCCCGCCGAAGCCGACGCGTTGGCCAAACTAGCCGGAGCTATAAACAAGTTACAGAACGATGTTGGCGTGAGCGACTGCGTGTCCGTGGCCATGCGCTTCCTAACATGGCTGCGCCCGCTGGACGTCGAGGCGGCCAAGCAGTTCAACAACCTCTTTGACGCATTCATTAAAGACCAGACCACACGCGGATGAAAGCAAAACATACGGACAAGCAAGCATTGGAGCTGTGGCGCAGGTTTCATGAAGGGCTGGCCAAGGACGTGCCGGTGGACGATGGCCTGTCACGCCACGAGATAGACCGCCGGCGTAAGGAGTTGGAACGCGACCCCGTGGAGTGGATACGCTATTTTTTTCCAGCCTATGCCAAGTACGAGTTCGCCCCATTCCATATTAAGGCCATACGGCGTATCGTGGGCAACGACGAGTGGTACGAGGTTCTCTCTTGGAGTCGCGAGCTGGCGAAGAGCACCGTGGCGATGTTCGTGCTGATGTACCTAACGCTAACCAAGCGCAAGCGATTCGTGGCATTGGCTGCGGCCACCATCGATGCGGCCACGCGCCTGCTCGCGCCCTATAAGGCCAACTTTGAGAAGAACGCGCGCTTGATTCAGTTTTACGGCAAGCAAGAAACCATAGGCGCATGGACCGACAAGGAGTTCACCTGCGCATGTGGAGCGAAGTTCATCGCCCTAGGTGCTGGGTCGGCCCCGCGTGGTATGCGCAACGAGGCCATCCGCCCCGACGTGTTGTATTTCGACGACTACGACACCGATGAGGATTGCCGAAATCCGGTGACGCTAGACAAGAAATGGCAATGGGCCGAACAAGCATTGTATCCCACGCGCTCCATATCGGAGCCGACACTGGTGCTATGGTGCGGCAATGTCATCGCTAAGGACTGCTGCATAACGCGCGCCGGCAAGCTCGCCAACAGCTGGGATGTTGTGAACATCCGCGACAGGCAGGGACGCAGCACTTGGCCGCAGAAGAATACCGAGGAGCAGATAGACCGCATACTCTCGAAGATTTCGGCGCGCGCCCAGCAGGGCGAGTACTTCAACAACCCCGTGGCCGAGGGCAAGATATTCAAGAACCTGCCCTGGGGCAAGGTGCCGCCCTTGAAGAAGTTCCGCTTTTTGATTGGCTACGGCGACCCCGCCTATTCCGACAGCAAGAAGAAGGGCAGCTCCACCAAGGCCTTGTGGTTGGTGGGTAAGTACAAGGGAGTTTATTACGTGATAAAAGGCTTCCTGGCGCGTGAGACCAACGCCGAGTTCATAGGCTGGTACTTTGAGTTGGACAAGTATGTGGCGGGCCGAGCCAACGTGTATTGGTACATTGAAAACAATAAGCTGCAAGACCCTTTTTATCAACAGGTGTTCAAGCCATTGCTGCGCGACGAGTGCGCAGCGCGCAATACGCAACTCTTCATTCGTGAGGACACGCGAAAGAAGACAGACAAGGCCACGCGCATAGAGGCTAACCTCGAACCGCTCGACCGGCTTGGCGCGTGGGTTTTTAACGAGGAAGAGCGCGACAACCCACACATGCAGGAACTCATCAACCAGTTCAAGCTCTTCGAACTCACCCTGCCTTACCCTGCCGACGGCCCCGACGCCGTGGAGGGCGCGGTTACTACGGTGGACCAGAAGACGGGCGAACTAGAACCCACCTACACCATCGCGCTTAACGATGAAGACATGAATAAGGACAACCCATACCTATTATAACAGATGCAGAACTTTATCGACATAACCGACTACGACGCGAGCATACATCGCGAGATACTGGACAGTCTGCTGCGCCAAGGCACGGCCGACTACGACCCGCAGATTGTGGAGATATGCGAGGACCGCGCCGTCATGGAGATGCGGTCGTACTTGAATAAGAAGTACGACTGCGACAAGATTTTCTCCGCGAGCGGCACCGACCGCCACGCCCTGGTGCTGATGTTCGCCCTGGACATCGCCATCTACCACATATACTGTCAGCACAACCCATATAAGATCTCCAAGAGCAGGGAAGACCGCTATAACCGTGCCATGGAGTGGCTAAAGGGCGTGATGCGTGGCGATTTGACAATTGACGGCGCGCCGCTGTTGCCAGCCGAGGAGATGGAGGACAAGAGCCGATGGCAGATAAAGGCGGACGAAGTGCGCCCCACGCTCTTATAGACAGACTAACAAAAACATTACAAGATGAAGAACTTGAAACTAAGGCGTGCCCAAGGCCGCCGAATAACGCAGGGCGGCATGCTCGCCAGCCCGGGCGGACGCCAGCCCGACGTGGTACTGCAGATGCCCGAGCTGTTCCACTTCAACCTGCAGCATTACATGAACGCCGTCACTTCCGCGCGCGGGATCGATTACAGCAACCGCGTGCGCCTCTACGACATGTACGAGAGTGCGAACTTCGACCTGCACCTCACGGGTGTTATGGCGAAACGTCTGCGCGGCGTGACGCAGATACCCATCGAATTTCAGCGCGATGGTAAACCCGATGAGGAGATAAACAGGCAACTGCGCTCGCCCTGGTTCAAACAGCTGCGCAAGGAACTCATCCTCTCCGAGTTCTGGGGCTTCACACTGGTGCAGTTCCGCAAGGACGAAGACGGCAACATCCGCTTCGACACCATCAACCGAAAGCACTACGACCCCGTGCAAGGCCGTGTGCTTCGCCATCAGGGCGACATGGGCGGCGAGCCCATAGAACAGTTTCCCCATACGCTTTTCGTGGGATCGGAGCGCGGGCTGGGCATCTTCGCCGAGATTCTGCCCGCCGTGCTGTACAAGAAGGGAAACATGGGCGATTGGGCGCGTTTCTGCAACATCTTCGGCATGCCCATACGCGAGTACACCTACGACGCCGGTGACGAGGAGGCGCGCAAGACGCTCATCCGCGAGGCGCGGCAGCAAGGCACGAACGCGGTCTACATCCATCCCAAGGACAGCGAACTGAAATTGCTCGAGGCTGGCAACAAGAGTGGCAGCAGCGAGCTGTACCGCACCTTTGCCGAATACTGGGATTCGAAGATTAGCATACGCGTGCTGGGCAACACCCTCACCACCGATGCCAAGGACATGGGTACGCAAGCCCTTGGCACGATTCACAAGGAGGAGGAAGACGAGATGAACGCCGACGACCGCGACTTCATCCTCGACATCCTCAATTATCAGATGCGCGACATCTTCGCCGAATTGGGGTTCAATACAGACGGAGGCGAGTTCGTATATGCGAAGAAAGAGAAGGTGAACACTGCGCAGCAGATTGACATCGTGCAGAAGCTGTCTAACATGGGGCTGCCTATCGACGACGACTATTTGTATGAAACTTTCGGCGTCGCCAAGCCCGAGAACTACAACGAGCTGAAAGCGAAGAAGGAGGAGGAACGTGCGGCCTTGCGCCAGCAGCTTGCCCAGCAGGGCGAAGAACCCACAACTCCCGAACCGCCCACACGCAAAGCCCCAACAAACGCCCTGCACCGTTTTTTCGGCCTAGCCCCGACACCCCTCGGGGCGGACAACGACTTCTAATTGACAACCTCTACTATGGTGGCGGGCGGTGCGGGTGCCACGCGCATTTCCACAACGCCAATGGTGGCGTGGAGGTTTCGGCCGACCTGCTGGGCGACTTCCTGCACACCATTTACGAGGGTTTTGACTCCTCCAAAGAAATCGAGCCGAAGATGTGGCGCGAACTGCAACGCACAATGAACGAGGCGGCAGCCGAGGGGCTGACGCGTGGAGAATACCAACCGCGACACAACGACCGCTTTCTTGATTCCATGCGCCACGGCAATGAAGTATTCGCCGCCTTCAAGGTGCACGCTATGGGCAAGGCGATGGCCGACAAACTGCGGGATTCGAACGGCAATATAAAGCCGTTCGAAAAGTGGTCGAACGACGTTCGGACGATTGCCTCGCACCACACGGGCGCGTGGCTGCGCACCGAATACAATACGGCCGTGTTGCGCGCGCACGCCGCGGCCGACTGGCAGGAGTTCATTGAAAACAAGGACATCTTCCCCAACCTCCGTTGGATGCCCACCACATCGCCCGATGCCGAGGCCTCGCACCGCTCATATTGGGAAAAGAAACTCACCTTGCCAATCGAGCATCCGTTCTGGGAAAAGCACCACCCGCAAGACCGCTGGAACTGCAAGTGCATGCTCGAAGCTACCGACGACCCCGCCACGCCTGTCGACGTGGTGGAGGACATGCCTACGCCGCAGCCGCAGCGCGGACTCGACAACAACCCCGGCAAGGATGGTCACCTTATCAACGACACTCATCCGTATTTCCCCGAGAACTGCGCACGATGTCCATATTACAAGCCCCGAGGGGTTAAGAACCGCATTCGGGCCATGTTCGTGGCACATAAGAAGGATTGCTTTAACTGCGAGTACATCGACAACGTGTTGCCGGCATCCAGCAGAACAGACTTGTCCAAGTACGGCGAAAAGGAGTGGGAACATACCTATGTTTCCGATAACGGAGCTGTCGTAACCCAAAGGGAGAGGATTATCGAAGCAGAGCAGAACAAGCAGGAGAAGGAGAAATACACGAAAGAAAAGAACATGTGTAAAGTTCTCGCAGACAATGGGCACGTCATAGAACACCTATCCGACACAAAGAGAACGGACGGACTGACCTACGACATCACGATAGACGGGATGCCGGCAGACCTAAAGCAGGTAGACGGAGGTGCGGGGAACATCGTCAAGTATGCCCGTAAGGCCCTAACAAGGCAAGGAGGAAAAGCGGTAGTGTTCCAACTTCCTTCTCATGAACAAAAATACTACGATGCAATCAATGAGGTTCGCCGCAAGGTGGAAGGCAAAATCTACTTCTACTTTGCTGATGAGAAAGTGTTGAAGGAAATAAAATAAGGCCGCTGAAAAGCGACCTCGAGGCGGTACAGGGCTTTTATGCCCCATCCCTACACCATTACTGATGCACTGCAAAGATACAACTTTATTCGTTACGAACAAACTTTTTAACAAGAAAATAATGAACGCCAAACAAATAGCCGACATCATCGCCCGAGCTCCACAGCAGGTGGAACAGGCTTTGCGCACCGACATCCCTCGCAAGGCGGCAGTGATATCCAAGAATCACTTTCGGCAGAACTTTCGTGATGGAGGCTTCACCAACGGCGGGCTGCATCCTTGGAAGAAGACACGACGACAGGATGCGGGCTCGCCCTACAAGCCATTGACCTCGGCCACCGACAACCTGATGCGCAGCATAGATGCCGTGGCCATGCCTGGCGCGGTGTTGGTTACCAACCCACGGCCCTATGCCGCCATCCACAATGAGGGTGGAAACATCGGCATAACACCCAAGATGCGCCGCTATGCCTGGCACATGGTGTATTCGCTGGCCAAGGTTGAAAAGGGTGAAAAAATGCCGAAAGAACTGCCGCCAATGGCGCAGGCGTGGCGCGCAATGGCTCTAACGCGCAAAACAGCCATACACATCCCGCGCCGTCAGTTCATCGGCACGAGTCACGAACTCAACGTTAAAATACAGAAAATGATACTAAACACATTAATGGAGATTGGAAATGGAATCGATACTCGCTAACACCATCGCCCACATTGCCCGCGAATTGCCGTGGGCACGAACAGTTGACGAAGACTACGGACAGTTGGAGGCACTGGACAATGAACAGCTGGACATGTATCCACTGACATTTCCCGCCATCCTTATCGACCTGCCTGGTACGGAATGGACAGACACGGGTGACATCGCCCAGCGCGGAACCTGCGAGGTACGCGTGCGCCTTATACTCGACTGCTATGACGACACCCATGCAGGCAGCCAGACGACGGATAGGATTATGCAGCGCGAGGAAAAAAGAAAAGCCCTGCACGCACTGTTGCAGGGCTATCGACCATCGGACGAGGGGGCGTTGATACGCACCCGATCGCGCTTTTTCACGTTCAACCACGGCATCAAGGTGTACGAGGAAACTTACACCTGCGCCCTCTCGGAGGTTACTCGGGAAACAAAGATAGTTGGCCGCACGACTCTCTCCGTGCGGTTGAAGACCTGAACCCCTGTCGTCGGCTCTTCTCCACGGCCTTCCCGTCCACCGTGGCACCCTCCATCAGCATGCGCCGCACGATGCGCAGCGTGGTGGCCTCGGCTAGGAAGAACTCCTCGTTGGAGAGTTTCGCAATGGTGTCGTCGAAACGAAGCCGGCGGACTTCGCTCCAATAGTAGAACCGCTCGAAAAGCTTGCGGTCGCGTTCCAAAATAAGATCCTTGTTTCTCCCTCTTGCCATAACCGTTGTGTACGCTAACAATAATATGCAAAATTAATGAAAAGTCCCCGCAACAACAAGCGTTGCGGGGACTTTTTTACATTCGGCAGAAGCTGGGCTCCACTTTTCGCCAAACTCCGACATCGTCGCGCCGATGGAAGTAGAAGTTTTGCGCATTGCGCTGCACCACATTGCTCTCCTTGAACAACTGCATTATCTCAGCGTATTCCGCATCGAACCGCGTCTCAAGGTCGTACAGTTTCGATATGCTCTTATAGTCCAAATCACCGCTTTTATTACGTTCCAACAGCGTCATCGCTAGTTGGTACATAGGGTCCTCAGTTCCTTTCTCCGTACGCTGCACATAACGCTTGAGATAGTCCACCAACCGTTCTGCCGCCATATCGGCGCGCTCGTCAAAGCCTTTCACCTTATTAGCGGCCACCGTCAGGCGGAAGTCTCCCACCGTCATGGTGAAACCGCCCTGGCTCTCGCTGCGCAGCTGACCGTATTCGCCCATCACGTCGCGGAAGGCGCGACTTTCGTTTTCCAACCATTCGCGAAAGCCACTCACGGCCGTCACCACATCGTTCAAGCGTGCCTGTACGTCTTGCGCAAACTTTGCGCGCAAGTCCTCATAGGCTTGGCGGCGGTTGTTCTTCTCCTCGTTGGCCTCGTTCTGCAATGTGGCCAGCAACTCCTTCTTCTCCTCGGGCGAAAGGCCCTCAAGCATTTCCTTTTTCATTTTTGTTGTTTTTGTTCATTATAAAATTATATTTCACTTTCAGCGTTTCGTGCGGACCAACCACCGTGCCTTGTTCATAGTGGTTCAATCCGCCCTTGCGTTTGATGGCGCGCAGCTTTACGGCCAGGGCTTCGAGTTCGTCGACCGAAATGTGGCAAAAACGCTTGCCCATGATGCGTGGATGCAGACAGAAGGCGTCCACGCAAAGCCATTTGGTGGTGTCCACGCCAAGCTGTTGCATCAGCTTGAGCACCGTGCTGCGACGCTTTTTCATCTCGCGTGTAGTGTCCTCGTCGTCCACCACCCGTTTCATGTCGCGCAGCATCACGCGGTATTCGTCAGGGTGCATCTGGCTGAGGTGGTCGGTACGGCCTTTGGTATACTGATATACCAGCGTCTGCTTGTCGGCGTATGGCATTCGGGCCAACAGCGCGTAGAAGTGGCGGTAATTGAATTCGGGTGGCATATTGCTTGCTTTTAATGTTGTTTGAATGTGTCTACCTCTTAGCCCATATCCCCTCTTCCCTGAAGTCGGCGTAGTTTGCCCTTACCCGTGCCAGGCTTTCGGTAAGGCCGTTGGTCAAGTCGGAAGCTTCCAGAAGAGGCATGCCGTCCATTGAAAGGTAGGTCGTGCCATTGTGTTCCATCAGCTGCAGACGTTGTCGTGCCTCGTGGTCGAGCAGCTTCACACGCCGAGCCTCTATTCTCCTTGCGCGCACCTCATGCCATACTTGCATCCGCGCCATCATTGTTTCGATAATCTGTTTCATTGTCTTGATTTTTAGAATAAACTTAATTGGTCCCCCGTCTCCCGGACAATCTCCAACCAAAAGTTCGGATTGATTATGCTATGGAGCGTCTGCGGGTCAATGTCGTTAAACCAATGCAGCCCATTGCTATCCCATTTCAGGGGAGAGCGCACCAAGCGCGCTGATATGTGACAGTGTGCAGCCCTGGGTCTTTCGGGCTGTCCCGTTAGCCATGATGGACGCGAGCAGTGACAATCATCAACGGTTCCTACGACCTCGTAAACTCTGTTAACATAATTCGACTCGTGTCCAACCCAGTGCACTTTAAATTTATCTCCCTTGTGTATCATTAGTAACCTCGCTCCCCTCTGTTAAATAAAATCTAATCCCCATCTTCTCGGCCCGCTGCTCCAATGTTGCCGAGCGGCGCGTGTTGATGGTTATCGTGGCGTCCGACGATGCGCGGGGCACCACATAGCCACATTTGCGAAGCCTATGTCTCAGGAGCACCTTGGCTTTGGGTGCTTTGGTCACACGTAGAGCGGTCTGCTGTTCCAACCCGAAGGCCACGCGACGACGTTCGGCCATCACCGTGCGCTTGCGTGTCTCAGCACTCCGCCGGTACATTTCGGATAAAGCTTCCGCCGACAGTCGGTCCTTATTTCCTATGCCAGGCTTAAACTGGTAGGCCTCGCCGTACTTCAGCAGATTGGCCTTGCCTGCGTTACCCTGCCCGCGGTTGGCTCGTACGGCGTGCTTAACAGCATTAGCCTGCATCGCACGAACGAACTCCGCGCTCTTCTCCAAACCCATCTCGCGCGCCAGGCGCACGGCAGTTCGCAGCGACACCCTAAGGTGACATGCCACCTCTTCGTTCTTCGTATGGGCGAAATGCTCTTCCATCCATACCCGCTCCTCGTTCGTGAGCGTCATCTTTCCCCACTTCCCGCGTATCATGGCTTGTGCGTTTCAAACATTACCTCTATTCCGCAGCTGCTGGCCACGTCCAGTTCCAGCTTTGCCCCTTTACTCAACTCCCATCCGCGCAGCATGTATATGCGGCCGCATTGCAGCAGCATGCCAATGTCCACGCGCATGTGGCGTCGCCAATCTTCACTATCGGGCAGTCCGTTATCGAAAGGGTTTATTGGGGTAAAACCTTCCTCTCTCAACTTGTGAGCAGCTGCTGCGAATGCAGCCTTGCGCTCGTCGATGTCGTGGTGCGCTATGGCACCGCTGATGTAAATTCGCTTGTTGTTCATCTTCTTATATTTTAAAGTGTTGAAATCGTTTTGCATCATTCTTCCCCCGTAGAACCCGAACCGTGTGGCTTGTCCCACCACCTAAGAAATAGCGTAATATCGACGCTTATGTTCTCCTCCTGCTCCGGCAGGTCGGCGAAAACCCCTTCCAGGTATGCTTTCAGTTCGGAAGATTTCATTGTCTTGTTCTTTTCCTGATAAAACAGGCCTGTTCTTCTCTTTCCCATAACTCCTTTATTTAATTGTTAATCCCATGTGCGCGGCAAGGCTATTCACTCCCCTCTCCCCGTGGAGAGGGGCTGGGGGTGAGGCTTCCGTTGCCATACCTCACCGCTCCCTCTTCCCACACAACGAACCCTGTCCCGTGATGTTCGTTCTCGCGCCCCATGCAGAGTGCAACGAAGCCCGAAACGCGCACCTTAACGCCGGCAATGTAACGAAGACGAACGGCAGGCTTGCCCATCGGTGCGCTCTTGTGCTCTTGCGATACGTATATAAACGTCTTCTGTGGAAAACGCGCCTTCAGTGCCATTGCCTCTTCGTATGTCCATTCGGCCACCTGAAAGCTGTCTATCACCACGAAACGCGGGCTCTTGTGCTTGGCCAGTCGCTCGGTGAGTGCCTCTATCCTTGTGTCTTCGATGATGAAGAAGCGGCGGTTCACGTCCTCCATGTGGAAGAGTTGCAGGCGACGTTGAAACGACTGACGTATGCCCTCCTCGCCGCTGACGTACAGCACACGGCCGTATTCGCACAGCTTCTTGGCCAGCTGCATAACGAATGAGCTCTTGCCCTGGGCCGACGCGCCGCTGATGAACCACAGCTCGTTGAGTGCAGGCCGACCGAACACGCGTTGCCACTCACCATCCCAGGGCAGGGTCTTGTATCGTTTCTCACCCACTTCACGCGGTGTGTACGCTCTTGTCCTGGCCATCAGTTTGCTCTTTTAAGTTTCTCTATCTCTGTGTAAACGCGCCGCAGCCCTCCGCCCGTGCGGCGTACGATGGCGGCGATGTCCGTGTCTGTCGGGGCGTTCACCTTGGCCACGATGCGGGCCTGTTCGGCAAGGAAGGCGTCGCGCTCGCGACCGTCGTCGGGCGTAACCTTCGAGTAGCGGTCGCCGTATCGGCTCAACATCTCGGTGTAGCCCACCTTCTTGCACTCGATGGAGCGGTTTATCTTCTCCTTCAATCCGTCGGCACCCATCATGTACCAGGCGCAGGCGCGTTCGGTGGCGTTCCACAGGGCTTTCAATTCCAAGAAAGCCTCGTATTGCAGGTCGCCCGCCTCGTCTAGGATGATGAGCGGCTGCTCGATGGAGCGCAGGTAATACACCAGATCGTCATACACGTCGGCATACCGTCCGCGGGCGTTAACACCGAACTCTGCTGCAATCTTGCGCACCAGCTTAAGCTTGGTCTTCACCTGCGAGCAGTCTATGTACACCGCGTTGGCGTGTGTCTGCACATACAGGCGTGCGGTGAATGTCTTGCCGATGTTGGGCATGTCGCAGAGGATGCCGCTTGTGCCGCTCTGCTGGTAGAATTCCAGCTGTGCCATCACGAACTGGTATACCGGTGTGCGTGCCGCCTTCCACTCGATGCTGGCGCGCAGCTCCACGCCCAGTCGGCGCGCTATCGATATCCAGTTGGCGTCGCTCAGCGTCTTGTCGGTCTGGCCGTTCTTCAGTGCGCTGTACACGCTCGTGCTTATTCCCAGGCTGGCGGCGTGCTTGGCGTCGCTGGGGTAATTGGTGCGGTTGGCGGCTACGGCTGCCAATATCCGCTGTTTGGTGTCTTGTGTCATGTTCTAATGCTGTTTTAATGTCGTTCGATTATCGTTAGTTTGTCGTTATGTGGCATCCACGCCGGCCCTGCTCCAGTCTGTTGCCATTATTGGGGGCAACGGCAGCTCTTCCTCTGCATGCGGTGTGGCCACTTCCAAGTCCTCTTCATCTTCTGTCGTCAGTTCCACCTTCGTCTTCACCACGCCAACGCGCTGGATGGCGTTGTCGGTTACGTATTTCCTGAACCCGGCCACCTTCTTCTGCTGCTCGATGAACCTCACCACGTCCTCGTCCGTCTGCTCGGCCATCACGCGGTTGAAGGTTTCCACGCGCTCCACCTTGTCTATATAGCGGTCGCCCTGGTAAAGGTACACGTCCGTTGCCCTTCCGTCCTCGTCGGGCAGGTAGTGCGCCGTCACCTTATAGTTGTTCGGGGCAAGCCGCTCCAGTGCCGCGGTGCTGCTCAGCCACCAGTCCTCATGTGCCACGCGTACGGTTGAATTGCGGCGGATGCTCGTCTCAACATGCAGCCCGATGTACCGGGCCAACACCTTGTGGTTGAACGGCTGCAGGTGTGGGTTGATGTTGGCGGCGAACACCTGTCGTCTTGTCATGCCTGGGTATCGCTTCTGGTCGGGGTGTAGCGAGTCGTTCCATTGCTCGTTGTCGGCGCGGTCGTCGGCGATGAGCTGCTCCATGCTGAAGTAGGAGCGGTCCTCATAGGTGTCGTTCCATTCGTCGCTCACCTTCTTGCTCTCCGTCCGCCACTTACCTTTGCCGTAGAAACGGCCGATGCCTTCGTGGTTGCGGTGTATCACGCTCCGTTTCTTGGCTCCGTTCAGCGGCTCGGCGTACTTCTCCTGCGAGTTCAGAGGAGCACAGAAATGCACGAATGAGAAAACCACACCCGGCTGCAGCAAGCCGTCCTTGAAACCGGCCATCAGGTGGTTTTCCACCTCCACGCCCAGCGGCGTTCCCAGTCCCTGGCGGTCGAGCAGACGGAACATGTCGCGGAAGCACTCCAACACTACCCCCTCGTCCTTCTTGCGCCCATAGCTCGCACCCAACACGCACTGGCTCACCATATCATAGGCGTAATAGGCGTGCAGCCTTTGTTTCGTGTCTCTAAGCTTGCGCGAGAGGTCCACGTCGTCCATCGTAATCTGCGAGAGCGCGAAACGACCGTTATGGCGGTGAACGTGCGGCATTTGCTCGTGCATGAACGCGGTGTGACTCCGCAGGCGGTGCTCAATGAGCATCTTGTTGGCGGGCTTGTTCATGTAGTTCCGTATGGTGGCCACGCTCAGCCTTTTGGGTTCTCCGTTCTTCAACGTGAAATCGTCGGGGTTGAACAGCTCGCCCGTATCGGGGTCGAACACGTCCAGTTCGCCGCAGACGAAAGCGTTGTATTCCTCGAACACCTGCTCCGCGTATGGCTGGTTGCCCTGCACGGCAAGGCCCAATATGAGCTGTTCCGTGCGGTGGTCCACAACTCGCGCACTCTGATTTCCGAACTTACCGCTTATCAGGCACGCGTAGCCCTTCTTCTTGAACTCGGCCACCTTTTTGCGGAATCGCAGGGTGGATGTGGGCAGCGTGTGGCCGTACTCTTGTTTCAGTACGTCGATGGCCTCGGCCATCATGTCCCAGTCGTAGCCCTCGCCCATCACCGTGTGCTGTGCCTTCGCGCTGTTATACAGGGCCACGGCCGCGCTTATCACGCCCGCGTTCACGGTGTACTCCCTCACGTGCCGCCGCGGCAGCTCAACGCCGCATTGCGCAGGGTCGGAGAAGAAGGCGTAGGCGCGCTGGTCGTAGTCGTAGTTCTCGCGCACCCAGTTCACCAGCCGCACGATGCGCAGGTTGGGGTAGGCGCGTTTCACGGCCTCCTTCATCGCAGCCGGCAGCGTGTCCACGGCCACAAGGGCGTAGTTGCCTAGGCCGCGGGCGGTGCGGGCGATGTCGAGCTTGCCCCTTGCCACCTTCTGGCGATAGTTGGCCTCGCTGATTAGCCCTCGCTCCACCAGTTCCTTAGCAGGGATGCACAGCCGGCCCTCGTAATATTCTACCATAGTCATGCGCCTCCTTACCTTAGCACCGTAACGCGTTCCGCGCCGTCCACCTTGGCGGCCAGGCGTTGCAGCTCCTCATAATCGTCTATCAGCCCAGGGCACTGCTCCTTCTTCACCAGGCGGCCGTTCTTCTCAATCGTCACCACCCCGTTGCGGAACACGGTCATCACCGTGCCGCGCGGGAAAAACTGACGCATCGTGCCGTCGGCCAGGTGGATGGTCTCCATGTCCAGGCAGTCGTCGGCCATCGACACGCCCCCGTTCTTCATGGCAGACTCCCTGATGCGCTTGGCCGTTGGCGAGTTGCCGCGCCGTTCGTCGTACGTAAGTGCGTTGAACAAACTGCGTTCGCCAGCCCCAAACTGTTTCATAAGCTTCTGCTTAACCTCGGCGGTCACCACTATCTTCCTTTTCATATCCTGCTCCTTTTTATTTTTTTTCAATATTAAACGTTGAGCCTATATCTCTTTAAGTGCGGCATCCAGCCACGACTCCCCATTCAGTCCGTCTCTCTCATTCTCTGCCCCATTGCCGATGAAGTCCAGCATCGACAGGTATTGCTTGCGCAGCTCGCGCTTGGCCTCCAAGGCGTTTACGTTGGCCAATCCCGATGCGCTCACGCTGTAACCTCTGGCACCCTCGGCCAAAAGCAGTTCCTTTATGCAGTCCGCATTTTGGCGCAGCCACTGGCGCACCTTGTCCAGGTCGCCGGTCAGCAGGCAGGCGTGCAGCCGGCCGTATTCGAACCGGCACATGTTCATCCTGTAAGCCTCTTCGGAATGCCAGCGGAAGAACCGCTCGTAGTCCACTTCCATCACGCCCTTTACCCTCTGCATCGTCGCGGTGATGGTTGCCAGCTTGCCCTCCACGTCTTTGGTGAGCATCGCCAGCTTGCTGTTTTGCCTTTCTGTTTTCATATTCGTATCTCCTT